CGTCAGGATACTGGCCGACCTGACCCACGCCGTTATGAATTCCAAGTTGCACAGAACATTAACGTATCTGATAACCGCCTTGTGCCATTTAAAACATTGCGCGCTGTATCAGACCAAATTGATATTGTCCGCCGTTGTATCGAAGTACGTAAAGCAAAAATTACTGGACTTGATTGGGATATTGTTCTCAGCGAAGCGGCAGTAGAAAGAATTATTTCTGAGTCAGGTGGTAATCACCTTACAGCACTTAAAGAAGCGCGTGAAAAGTTATTGCCTGAGATTGGCCGTATGCGCAAGTTTTGGGAAACACCTGACCCACAAAACGGACTTTCATTTGTTGATTGGCTTTCTATGTCAATGGAAGAAATTGACGTATTAGATGCGTGGGCTGTTTGGCCACAAGTAACAGTTGGTGGAGATATTCGCGGATTCCAAGTGCTTGATGGTTCAACTATCAAACCACTTCTTGATGACCGCGGTATGCGACCCGAGCCATCTTCAGGGCCAGCCTTTCAACAGATTCTTTTTGGATTCCCACGTAGCGAATTCAATGCAGGTATAGATGATGAAGATGCCGATGGTGAATTTACATCCGATGACCTTGCATACTTTGTCCGCAATCGCCGCGCTAATAGCGTATATGGGTTATCACCTGTAGAACGTTGCTTGCCTGTTGCAGATATTTATTTGCGCCGTCAGCAATGGATTCGCTCAGAATTTACAGACGGCACAATGCCTAAGTCATACCTAGAATTGCCTGAAACAACATCAATGACACCTGACCAAATCAGGGCATACGAAGATATTTACAACGATGACCTATCGGGTCAAACAGCACAACGTAACCGCCTTCGCATCCTTGTTCCCGGCGGCAAATTGCACTTCGAAGAAGGCTATTCAGATAAATTCTCCGACGCAATGGATAATTACTTAGTTACTGCAATCTGTGGTCACTTTGGTGTTCTTCCATCTGAAATCGGAATCAATGGCGCGGGTGGACTAGGCGCATCGGGTCTACAGCAAGGCGAAACTGAGTCAGGCGAATCAATCGGAATTATTCCTACCGCTAATTGGATTTCACAAATGGTTAGCGCATTGTCTTATCGTTTCTTAGGTATGCCACGTGAACTTGAATTCCGCCTTGCACCTAGCGAGCGCACTAATACACAGCAAGCCGCACAGCGCGAAGATATTAACCGTCGCAATGGCGCAATGACTTTGAATGAACACCGTTCAGAATTAGGTTTGCCATTAGTAGAAACACCTGAAGCGGATATGCCAATGGTTGTTGCTGGCAAGCAAACGTTCTTTTTCGGCCCTGATGGAGTGTTTCCCGCAGAACCTACACCTGAAACATCATTTGGCGGACAAGCACCTACTGAATCAAACGTTGAAGAATTAACACCTAGCGAGCCTAAGCCCGCTGAAGAAGAAGTTAAAAAGTTTATTCGATGGTTACGTAAAGGAACACCTTCACGACCATTTGAATTTAAAGAATTAGACGAAACTTATGCCGAAATTCTTAATAAGTTTGTTGAAACTAAGGATGTAGATGGCGCACGTTGGTACGCCGAACACTATCTAGGTATCTAATGAAGTGGCCTGAAAAAGCAACGGTTGCGCGCCTTACGGCAAAATATGCAACCAAAATTCGTAAGGCTTTTAAATCTGCAATAGACGGTGATGCGATAGCCCGCTCATGGGCTGAAACCCACCCCGCAGGTGGCTCAGTCTCGCCACAAATGGCTAGAGATTGGGCGAACGTACACGCTGTAACCAATAAGAAACCAATTGAACACGTCTTATCACGTGTTTATGCGGATGGTTACACACTAGGTACGAAGGTCGCTACGGCCCGCCTGACAGGTTTAAGGAAAGGCGTAACTGCAAATGTGGTTGATTGGACTACATGGCAACCCGGATTACCTAGCGCGGCGGCGTTAGTAAAGCCTAGAGGCGGATTAGAAAGTTTACTTGCAACCCGTAAGATAACAATTGCAGATGATGTAATTGCTACAAAACTAGACCGTATTGGGTCTGCGCTTGCAAAAAGTTTAGAAAAAGGATTTAACGCTAAGCAAACGGCGCAAATGATTGACACAATCATAAATGACCCGCAACATGCGCTTGTTATTGCTCGCACCGAAATGAATAGAGCAATGTCGGTTGCCACCCGTGACCGATATGAAAAAGCGGGCGTTGAATTAGTCGGATGGCTAGTTGCCGAAGGTTGCGAAGATTGTAGGCAAAATGAAGAAGCATCCCCTATTCCAATAGGCGATGAATTTCCTTCAGGGGATACGGAGCCACCTGCACATCCAAATTGCGAATGTGCATTAGAACCCGTGTTTGACGATTCCAATTTACCGACCATTTAAAAATTAAAAACGCTATAATTACTAAATAATCTACAAGGAGAAATAAATGGCACTAATCCACGTAAACGCGCAAACTGCAACATCACCTGTTGTACTTCTTACGCTAAAGCAAACAGCACGACCACAGACCGCTGTAACCCTTTACAACGGACATAGTGCATCTATTTATGTTGGTGATATAAGCATCACAACATCAGGTGCAACCATTGGCCGCACAATTCCAACAGCAACTTCACAGACATTTTATATGAGCGGTGGAGAGACAATCTATGGTATCTCAGCCGCCGCATCTGCCGCTGGCGCGATTGTATTTACTTATTCTGCATAATGCCATACCACATTGGTGATAAGGGTTCATACGGTTGTGCAGGTTATCCTGTAGTTAAGGATAGTGATAGCACAGTTATGGGTTGCCATAAAACTGAAGAAGATGCCAAGCGACAATTAGCGGCATTGTATGCAAATGAACCTATTGAAAAGTCTGAAGGCTTTGCACCACCGCAAGAAGTAAGAAGTAATGCAAAGCGTGGATTAGAACTGCGCGATAAGTACGGGCGCGGGGGAACTGAAATAGGAGTTGCGCGCGCTAGAGATTTATCTAATGGGCGTTCAGTTTCATTAGACACAATTAAACGCATGGTTTCATATTTTGCCCGGCACGAAGTTGATAAAAAAGGTGAAGGATGGGGCAAAGATTCAGCGGGATATATTGCATGGTTGTTATGGGGCGGCGACGCTGGCAAATCATGGGCTAACAGAATTAACAATGAAAATAACAAAAAGGATAAATCTATGGCAATGGACTACGCAACAAGTTATGCGCAAATCGTTAAGTACGATAAAAACGATGATGGCACACTTATGGTTTACGGTAAGGCTACAGATGACACACTAGATTTAGATTCACAAATTTGTGACCCTAAGTGGCTAGATGAAGCAATGCCACGTTGGTTTAAATCAGGTGGCAATATTCGTGAAATGCATGGCCCATCTGCCGCAGGTATCGCTAAGGAATACGAAGCAAAGTCTGACGGACATTACATTGGAGTTCATGTTGTAGACCCGCTTGCCGCTAAGAAAGTTGAAACAGGCGTATATCAGGGTTTCTCTATCGGCATTAAATCTCCACGCGTTGTACGCGATGTTAAGGCGGCTAATGGTCGCATTGTTGATGGTTCGATTATTGAAGTCAGTTTAGTGGATAGACCCGCCAACCCTTCAGCCAAGTTGATTCTTGCTAAGTCTGTTGATGGCGAATCAACTTTGATTCAAGTAGAAGAACTACATGAATTCAAAGCACCATTGCCTAGCGACTTATTCAAAAAAGAAACTAATTATGAATCTATTAATGATGGTGGCGGAAAGTCCGAACCATCAGATACAGACCTTTACAATCGTATTAAAGCGGAAGCAAAAAAGAAGTTTGATGTGTACCCATCAGCCGTAGCAAGCGCATGGATTACGCGTGAATATAAAGCGCGTGGTGGCACATACAAAAAGAAAACAAAGAAAACTGATGACACCACGAAAGGGTCAAAGATGGAAACAATTAAGCAAATTACGGAATTGGCTAAGTCATTGACCACCATTGATTCCGCAAAGTTCGACCAAACACTATTCGACGACGCTCGCCGCGCACTTGCTGAACTTATTGCTTCAGAGGCTAAAGAAATGTCTGAAGAAGGACACGATGAACGCCATTCACTTTCAGCGCTTGTAAATGCCGTATACAACCTTATGGATTGGTATGAAGGCGAAGAAGAAGAAGGAGAAGTAAACGAAATGATTGACGAAACAGAAAAGGCAGATATGCCTGACTGCGCAGATGGCAAGTGTGGCAAGTGTGCAATGTGCATGGCAGAAAAAACAGATATGGCTGATTGCAAAGATGGTTCATGTGGCAAATGCGATAAG